GATGTTGAAAGCATTTCGCTTTGTATTGGTATTTGTTGCTGTACTTCCTGTGGCCTAAATGCCTTTAATGGGTCTACTGCCATGACCTCAAAACCTAATCCTTTATTGAAATCAAAGACAACAGGGCTTTCTAGTTCGGTGTGCTTGCCTCCCGTCTCCATGTCCTTGACTTTTTCAACCATTACCCAAGTATTGTATTTATGTTCAGGGTGTTTAACAAGTCGGTGTATCACGATCATATCATCACAGCGATTCAAAAAGGCCTTGCCACCCTCAATTCCATCCTTTAAGGGGGCTTTCAAATGTCCTTTCAACTCACCTTCTGCATACAGGTTACTGCTTCGGCCACTTTCAGTATTTGGGTGGGTATTTATGTAAATTGTCATGCCTGTTTGATTTGCAAACTGACGTGCTTTATTCATGAAGTCGTAATTGCCCGAGTATGACATCTCCCTGTGCAAACCTGTGAATGGGTCGATTAGCCCGACATTGGCACCGCTTTCCTTAAACAACTCTAAAATCTGCTCAGGCTTGTACATATTTGCGTTGTCAATGAACACAAAATACTGTTCCAAATATCCAACGTCGGCCATGATTTGCGAATGGCTCAATTTATGGAAATGCTTACCTCTGTACATTTGTACCATGTCGCGCAGGATTTGCCCTTTGTGGTTTTCACCTGACCAAATACAAAACGTAAGACCGTGCTTTAATGCCAGCGTAAGAAAGTACCAATTAATCCAATAAGACTTACCTACGTTGTCATGGCCTAGAATGATATTGAGTTGCTTTGGCTTGAATTTTAAATACTCATCTAATTGGCATCCTATGCCAAGACCTTGCTTTATTTTGCCATCTCGGACATCTAGCAAGTATTGCAGGGAATCACCTTGTTTTAGAAGCATTGGCGTAAGCTCTTAAATGTTTTACAATAGCATCGCTTTCCGTTACGATAGTTCGGTCGGCATACTTGTCCAAAGTTTCAGACCTACTGAAAAATTCAGGGGTGCAATATTGGTAATTATTCTCTATGTGGTATTTTACGTTTTTGCAATTCTTGATAGCCTCAAAAATATCTTCTTTCCTGTAGCCTTCCTTTAGTCGCGCCTTGTATGATTTTTTAACCTTATCAGTAATCACTTTGAATTTTCGTCCAAAAGTTTCATTTACAAAATCAAGCAACGCTTGATAGTTAATATTATTATCTATTACACTATCATTATCATTATCATTTACAGCTATACTTGCTATCGTTTGTATGCCTTTGCTAGCATTTGCTATTTCTTGCCATCTTTTGCTAGCCCCCGCCTTACCTGCTTCACTTCGTTTTACCTTGACTTCATTAAACTTCACAAGGTCGCGCTTAAGTTGCTGTTTAATAGGTTCAAAAGCAATCTCAACTAAAGGATTTTCAGTGGTTGGATTTTGGTCGTTTACGTATCTCAGCAAGTGCTTTAGCAATTGCCCTGCATCCGTATCAGATAGCTTTTCTACCGTGTGAATCGCATCACTGTATAGGATAAATGATTTTTTGTCTTTTGCCATTTTACTGCCTTAAAATAAAAAAAGCCCCTTTGGCGTTCGCGAGGCAGCGTTACTAACCAAAAGAGCTTAAATAATGTTTTCCATGAGCCTGCCTGCTCAGGTACAAATATACAAATAATCTAAATCACACTCCTAACAAGCTCACATTTTCTGCCGTCGATTAAAGCGATTAGGTTTTCACGCTCGGCTGGGTTTGCAAAAATCTGCTTAAACTCAAATTCTAAACCCTTGGTGTCATGAATGATTATCTTTCGGTTGGCCTCTACACCTTCGAGTAACTCCGAACGTAGCTTAGACAGCGCCCTGTCGAGGCTAGGTGTATTATAGAACTCTAGTGTAATGTAGGCGCGGCGGATTTTTGGGGGTTGTTTGCGGCTCATAATTCATCTTTTGGTGTTGGTCGTAAATCATATGCGATGCAAATCAAACCTAAAAATGTTATATCAGAAATAACAAATGGGGTATTTAATCTCATTACTATTTCGTCGGTAACTGGTAATTTACATTTGTTATTCTTCAAATATTCTTCTAAATATTTTCTTGCTTTTTCTGGTTTCATAGCTTTTCAATTTCTTTTTTAACTTGTAAATAATGATTTCTTAAGGATATGCAATCCACGACAAATTTGATTCTATTTAGCGTTTCTAGTTTTTGGTCAATTGCAATAAGCGCGCAATGCTTAGCCTGTATACTGCATTGTATCTCTTCGGTGTATTCTTGGCAAATAATGTAATACTTTCCAAATAATTTTTTTGCTTCTTTTTCTGCGCTCATAACTTCACTTTTAAAATAAGTACTGTTTGTTTTTTGTCTTTGTAACGCGTGCCGACTACGTGAACAAACTCACGATCATTCTTTGCGTTACGGCTGCGACTTATGTAATGCAGCTCATCGAAATGCTCCAGCGTAAGCCCTTCAATCATGTCGACGCGTTCACCTGCTAAATAGCCGTGCAGTTCGTAGTTATCCGCTTTGAACCATTTGGGCCCGTAAGTAAATTGCGCATCAACAATGCGGTAAGGTTCGAGGCGCTCGGCGCGTTTTCTAACGATGTGCTCTAACATGATGCGAGTTTTATGATGAGTAGTGTTGCAAGTAGCAGGATGCTGCCCCAAAATGTAAGGCGGTGGCGTTCTATTGGTTTCATTTGTTCCTGAATTTAAAATAAGTTTCGCAGCCCCAAACTTTTTTACCATTGCTTACAGGCCACACTTTGTGCTCAATAGAGCGTTTTCTAATGTACACGGTAAATCTGTAATAATTTTGCCATTGCTTTTTGAATTTCTTTTTTAGCTTGCGAGGGATTCTATTTTTCATGGCTTTAGTGTTAGTTCTTTACCGGTTAGCGCAAAATAGAAGTTTTGTAATTGGTGTACGTATTCTAACGGGGTGTCATTCATGGGTTGACATTTATACCACCACCCGTGATTTGTGTTGAATGTGAGTACATCAAAATGATAAACCCTAAATTCTATCCCATCACCACCAATTTTTGCCTCACAGCTAAACCCAAACTTCAACAGCCATGCTTCGGTTAGAGGGATTGGTTTTATGTGTTCAATTTCAAAGCCTCCAGACACTCCTTTAGCAGAACAAAGGCCACTCTTGTTGATTGCTTGTATTTCTAAATCACCTTGGAATAAACTATGTTTAAAATAGTTCCCTATTCTCAATTCTCTTGCTTTCATTGCTTCCCGAATTTATCATTATAAACGTGCTCCATGTACTTGTCAAATGACTTGCCTAGCTGGTAGCTTTTCTTGTGGTAAACCTGATAATCAATTGCGCTCGCATCAATTACAGGCGGTGTGTTGGTTGATTGTAGGTAAACAAGGAATGCAAGCCCTAGCGCCATGATTAGGCCTCCTGCGATGGTTTCTTGGGTTGTTGTTATTTTTGACATATTGAATAGATTAGAGTGATTATTACCATGATTATTAATGCGCCTGCACTCCATGCGGCAAGCATTTCTTTATCGTCTTGTTTGCTCATAGTTCGTTTATTACTTGGTTTAAACTTCTAAGATACTGCGTTTTTTGTCGCTGCCAATCGCGAACCTCGTCTTTCATGCGCTCGCGAAACAGCAAAGGCAAAGCGTTGATTTTACTTAGCTCATTGTCGCAGATTTCGACTTGGCGAATTAAGTAGCTGGCCGAATCAATTAGCGGCTTTACGCGGTCTATTGATGGCAGTTGCTCCATTCTTTCCTGCGTGTAGATTGAAAGCTCTTTGAGCTCGTTCCACATGGTGTTGGCGTTAATCATGTTTTTGGTTTTACATTTATGTTTTAAACTTGGGTGCGGCTGCCTGCTAGTGTAAATGGTTTCGTAATTACACTCTTTGCATTTCCAATAGTGAGTAAACCATCCCATTACGAAAATAGATTAATAAGGTGGTAAGTATTTTTACAAATTTGAGCTTTTGCCTTTTGACTTCTTTCAGTTCTTTGCTCAATCATTTCAGAAATCAATTTTTGCTCTTCAATAATTGCTTGCTCTACAGCTTCGATTGCGTCAACTCCCGAAATGATTAAGTCGATAGCTTTTTCTTCAATTGATTTTGTTAATGTTGTTGTTGTCATCTTGTTGGTTTTTAGCGTTGTTGTGTCTCTTTGACCTCACAAATGTACTATAAATATTTATAGTTGCAAATATTTATTTAAAAAAAGTGAAAATATTTTTTGTCGTGTGGTTTATTTGACTTGTATGAACGCAAAAAAGGCACCCTCGTTTGGGTGCCTTTCCTGCTAAAACCAATGCTATGCAATGAAGCGCGCCTGATGCTTTCACCTACCATGCGCGCTCATATACAACAACAGGTTAAATTTACTCAAATTCATTGATTAAACAATAGCTCACCTTTTTTTGTGGCTTACACATGGTTATAATGCGCTTATATGTGTTTACGTCGTTGACTACTTGGCATCCAGCGCTCCATCCATTGATGGCTGTTCCGCTTGCTTTGCTTAAGTTGTAAGTGTTCGGATGGAAATTGATCCCAAAATAACCTTTTTGAAGGGTGCCTTGCTCCTCGCTATTATCGTCTTTGTCTGCATCTCGGTAAACCTCGACTTCAGCGCCGAGCTGGAGTAAAGCCTCGACCTTGCCTTGGTGTTTTCCATAGTGCCACACATTATAATACCACTTGTCGGCATTGAGCACGGCGGCTCCTGCTTTGTTGAATTTTTCATGGTTTTTGAGTACAGGTGTGCCCGGGTTGGTTGTGCCTGATGTTACCAAAACGAACTGCTCACCTAAAAACAAATAGAATTTGTCGTCAAATCGGTTTGCGGTGTCTTCATTTGAGCGGACCCCAAGTAACCAGTATTCCTGTGGAATTACTTTAAAGCCTTCGATTTCGCGCACTTTCTCTAAGAGCTGCGCTGTTGTGTAGTTTCTAACCATTTGTAATGTCGTTAATTGCTATGTATTTGTGTATTTTGATGCTTATAAACCATGCGAAAAGAATGATTGCAAAGATTGCAAGCCATTTCATGCCATCCGCAAAACCATTTTTATTCTCGCTTTGGGTTCTTTTGGTTTCCTGCTTATTGGCGCTTTTCTTAATTGCCTTGTCAATTTTAGCCATTATACGGGCATATCTTAGGCTATCTTCATACATTACACGTATGTGCGCTAAACTATCGGCAAATCGCTTGTTATCGAAGCGATAGCGCCACTTTGGGATGTACTCCGTTTGCAGTTGGTAAATCAAGGAATCTTTGTAGGTGATAATCGGATAGGGTTTACCCTCAATTATAAGCGTATCGAGCACAGGCACGCGTAAGGTGTCCACATGGATGGCGTGTGTGTAGCCTTTTTGCACCGCTTTATCATGCAAGCGAGTGGCTGAGCATCCGTACATTAAGAAGCTCCACAGCATAACGAATGCTGCGTAAATTGCAAAGTAAACTAAAGCGGTTTTAATTGGTTTCATCGCTTTTAATTGATTTATTCCATACGGTCATGCCGATGGCGGTTGCTGAATAAGTAAGCAAGCCTACAAAGACAAATTCATGCACTTCAAATTGCTTGCCATACAAAGGTAATAAAGCGTAAAGAATAGCCGCCCAAAACGAAGTAAACGCGCCAAGTCTTTTTATGGACCATTTGCCGCTAGGCTTGAGTGTATCGTTTATAATCTTCCTCATCGGGGGCAATGGCTATAAGTTTCTCAGGAATGCAAATGGAGTCTTTTGCGTTATCAGCTCGCAACCGAACCTCGTAGCAGTCAACTAACATGGCGCGCATTTCTTTTACCTCTTCTTGCAAGGTGTACACCCATACAACAAGCAGCCCTGTAACGCCGTATTTTTTTATGATTGTAACTATCTCGGTCATTGCTTATCAAAAAAAGTACGTGTTTCAAAATCAAAGTGAGGGTTCGCCATGTCCTGAGTGCGCAGCTCAGTGACTGCCACTTGGCCCGCTTCGACTTCATTGTCGAACTTGGCGAATAGCTCCTTGCCTGTGGATTCTTCAATTATCGTGTAAATCATAGCTATATTGTTTTGATTTCAACAGCTTCAAGTCGCACGTCGTCAGTTGCAGCGGTTAGCTGAACGGACAAATAAAAGTAATTGTCGACGGTTACGTCCATTGCTTGCGATGACATTAGTGAAGTTGAGGTTGTTGTGTCAAATGTCAAAGGCGTGTTATTGTTTACTCCTCGTACGTTTCCGCCGCTTATAATCATCTCGCGGCTTATCTTCGCGTAAACGTTAAGAACTGCAGGGTTAAGTCGCGCTATCATTCCCGTTGCACCGCTTGGCATGGTTGCCGACGTGCTTATCTTAGCTCTTAGTGATACAAGTGTTGATGCAGTTACTCGGCTGAGCACAGCGAAGAACGCGAGCTTGTCAGTTGCGCTGAATGTGTTCGCAGGAATAAGCAGTTGAAACACCTGCACTTCTGACGTTGTGCCAGTGACATTTGCGCCCTGTGTAAAGTTGCGGTGAATTATGGCATTGTTTTGCTTGGCATTCAATGCCGTTAGTGTTGCCGTAGAGATAGGCTTATTTGCGTCTGATGTGTTATCTACATTTTCAAGGCCTACTGCAGTTTTATCTAATGTTTGAAAGGTCTTGTCCCCTCTAAAATACTGCGAGGTTGTGCCTGCTGTGATAATGTTTTCTTTTGTTGCCAATCCTGCTACAAGTTCTGAATCCGTTGCATATGTGCTTAGGTCAGGTTTGTTTAAAATTTGAGCATCACCACTTACTGCATTCCAATCGGCGTTAACATTGACCTCAGCGCCTGCCTCAATTCCTGCGAGCTTGCTTTTTTCCGCTGTGGTGTAGTCTTCTTCGCTTAGTCCTTTGCCCGCTACCTTATCTACCTTTAAATCGAGTGCACCAATCAAATCAGTTTGATTGAGTAAGTCGCCTGTAATGTCTCCCCAAATCACCTCGGTCGGGTCAACTATCAAAATATAAGCCGAGCCATTCCAATAGTAAGCCGCGTTTATGTCTTTGGCAATATAAATAGTCTTTTCGGCACCCGCGGCAGGAAATTCCGCAACGTTGTCGAATGGTTGTATTTGGGATTCTATGTTTATTTCTATTGCCATACAATATTTATTGTCGCGTTACTTAATGTGCTTACTTGTTGTGTTACGGGTGTGCCGCCGTCAACGCTTACGCTTATTTCCGTGTCAGGCAAGATAAGTGTTTGACCGGGTAAAACCTGCTCGCTATAAGTTTCGTCGCTATTTACAACCAAAGCAGGTGGGCAAGGGTCAACGTGTGAGCCGCCGCCATTTTCAAAATCATAATTATAGTAAGGAATTGCGCACCAATCTTGCAGGTCAAAGATGTTAAGCGTAAGGTTCATTGTCCATCCTGCGATAATGTCGGCTTGGCGCTCAACAAATGGCTCAGTTGCTGGCGAGGTTGTGATTGTTAAATCCTCGAAACGTTCTTGGCGCAATGTGATGTCGATGTCGCGCAGGATTTGGAGGCAGTCGCTGTGTGTTTCGCGCACGCTTCGATTGTCATCGGTTATGTATTTGTCGCAAATGGTGATTGCCGCCGAAACGTTGACGCTTTTTTCTGAAATGCTGCCCGGAAGTAAAGTAACAACCATAAGCGGGTAGCTTGCCGGGGTGTCTTGCGCAAATGCTTGGAAAAACTCACCAAAAAAAAAGCCGTTAATTTGCTTATGCTCGACTGCTATTATTTCGAGCTGCTTTGCTAGTTGGTTTATTGTCATTTCCATGCAGGTACTTCTTTAATTTTTCAATGTTACGCGGCGATGCTCTAAATGTCTTTAGTGCCAATTCGTGCGGTAGCTCGTCTTCTCTTGCTTTACGTTCTCGTCCTTGCATTCGCAGTTAGTATACAATGGAAATTTGACGCCGTTGTCATCTTTTAAATAGCCGATAAGGCGCTCTTTGTAAAAATAAGCATCTTTTCGTAAGCGGTCGCGTAAAGGGTTGCGCTCCGTGTCCGACATGGCGTTAAAGTTTGCGTCCTGCAAAGTACCTGTGCCGCGATTCATCACACGATCAGTTACCAAATCACACGCGCGATAATCAACAAATGCAATGAGGCATGGCAACACATACTCATCCATTAGCTCGCGATAGTTGGCGTTCCAATCATTATCCTCAACACGGCGCAATAGCTCTTTGTAAAGGCACGTATTAAGTGCAGGTTGCACGTTGATGTCTTGCGCTCGCATGATTGCAATGCTGATTAGCTTTGTGTCTACATTTTGATGCACAATACCTCGGCGCTTAACCTCGTCGACTGATACTAAAAAATTCATCTTATTTCTTTGTTACGATTGATTGAAACCAAAGGTGGCGGCACCATGGAGTAGTTACCTGCGTGTCAGGGTTGGTGTAGAAACCGCCGCGATATTTCCACACATCGCGGTCAACACGGCTTGAAATGGTGTTTATTTCGTCGCGTGTGTAGGCTTTGTTTAAAGCGATGAGCTGCGTGCAAAATTCACGGCTTCCGCTTTTAGCCTCGGGAACGTCTGAGCGCACCTGATAGCTGTATCGTATTTCAAACTCGGGAATTTCGCCCTCTGCCGAGTCAATTAAACGCTCGGCAAGCGCTGAAAGCTCGCCATTTTTAATCAATCCCCAATCATTGAGGCGCGCAATAGATAAGGCAACGTCTTTGATTGTGGTATTTGTAGCCTCGGCAATAGCGTTTGAATCCTCTCCATTGTTTAACAAGCTCAAAATTTGCTTGTCAATGTCTTTCATTTCGGCTGAAATCTCGCCAATTGTAGCGAAAACCTCATCATGTTTGGCAAATACGTCAGTCGCTAGGCTATCCCATTCAATTGGTAAACGTGCAAACTCTTGGAAATCCGCGAATGATTCGCCAAATTCGCCGAATACCTCAAGGTCTTCTTTGCTGAATGTATGCGAATGCTTGCAACTTGAGAACGTTGCTGTTTCAATACCGACCATTTTCTTAGCTGTGGCCTCATCAATTGACGGGAATGAAGCTATGATTATTTCGGCGGCGCTGTCGGCGCTCATCTTAGATTCTTTTACCTTTTCGCAAATGCTTATAAGGGTGCTTATTTGGTCGCCACTTAGCGCCACAGGCTCTACGTCTTTGCTTTGCGCTGATTCCGTTGTATTTGGGTTATTTACCACAACGGTTGGGCCAACTGCCGCCGCATTTGTAGCATCTTCAATTGGCTGTATTTCAACTAACCTTAATTCACCGACGTAGCCGCTCAATTCTGCCATGTAGTTAAGCATCCAATTTAAACGCTCTTGGCGCTGCATTACGTATGTCTTTTTGAACACCTCGAATAACTGCGCTGATTCAGCCGCGTTAAACGAGCCCTGCTGCATTACGCCAAACAAAGTAGGGCTAACTACCCCGTGAGCAATTAAAATGTTTTGTAGGCAAGTTTTGCCCGTTTGGTCGTAGCGCTTGTCTAGGTCATTGCCGTTAAGGTTCTGCACCAATGGCGCGCGCTCTTTGCTTTCTGCAAATGTTACAATAATGTCGCCAGCATTATCAACGCCCGCGCTTTTCTCTTTGATTTGTGCAACCGCCTTATTGATTTCCTCTTGCGTTTCGGGCACACCGTCGGTCATGGTGATAAGCGTGCCACTTGAAAAGCTGTTTTGTACAAGGCTATTGTTGTATCGATTGAGTAGGTAGTCCGTTTCGATTGCATAAATGCCTGAGAAATACGGCGGCTTGGGATAGATGCCTAACTCTTTTTTGTTCTTCTTTACGGGGTCTTTGTAGAACAAGAAAAAAGAACCGCTTTTGTTTTCAGGGTTGTAAATCGGATAGTCGCGGTAACCTGTTTTTTCTAGGCTTTGATTTTGAGCATTCCAATCATTCGATAAATAAACACGATCAATCTTCTCAGAAAAACGGCAGCTATCAATTGGTAAGGCTTCCCATTTCACAACCTTAGTGCCTTCCATGTCCCACGTGCCTTTGACAATGAAACCGCCAAATCCTTCGTAATCTTCGGTCATTGCATCGGCAACCTCTTCAATTGTAAAGTCGCTGTTTGCATTGTCAAGAAACTCCTGCAAGTTGCCGCTAACGATTTCAATGCCACCGCCTGAAATGTAGCGAATCTTATTCTTTATGATACCACCATGCACAGGCGAGCCCTCGCGAAGTTCGTTAATGAAAAAAGGCCAGTCGTTTTTTTTACCCCATTTCACAAAGCCGCCCTTGTCTTTTTCTTCCGTGGGCTTGGCCATTTGCTTGGCAAAATTGACCTTTTCAATCACATTCTTAATTGGTTTGCTCTCCATCGTATATGGTGCTGGTTATGTCGTTTTGATAAATATCATCGGCTGCCTGTGCTGCTTTTACAATTAGCCTGCCCACCTCTAATAATGTGCTTGTCTGTTGTTCAATGACCCGATAAGTGTAGTCGCCTGTGTAAGGAAAGGTAACGTTTACGCCCTCATCAATGATAAACTCATCGTAACGCTCAGGCGAAATGCTTTCGTTGCTAAGTACAACGGGTCCGACTTGCTCGGTGCTTTGATGGTGAGTAAACTCAAAAACAAAAATCGGGTCGATTTCAGTTGCCAGCTCCGTCGCTGTTACCACTATTTGGTTGGGTTGCCCCTTGTAAACTATCAGCATTTTTCGCGGGTTTTTTCTTTGTTTCGAATACGTCAAATCCTAGCTGCTTGTAAAGAGATTCTTCACCAACTTGAATGGTAAACCACTTGTTTAGCTTTATTGATTTGATTTGAATGCCTATGCACTCCTTTCTAATTTTTGCCATGATTTCAAAGGTATAAAAAAAGGCAAAGCGTGAACCTTGCCTTTTTGATTAGTGAATCAGATTGATTAAGCTGCTAGGTTAAGCAGATAAGTGTAAATTGATGATGACACGTCTGGCACTGGATTATCCTCCATAGAGGTAAACACCAAAGTATGGCCATTTCGGTCGCTTACCGCTACGCCTGTACCCGCCTCAGATGCTTCACGCATTTGGAGTCCTTGGTCCATGCCTAACATAATGATAGCGCCATTACGTTTCTTAACAACTGCTACAAGCTCGTTTTGAGCAAGCAAGTTGATTTCAGCGCGCAACTCTTTAGTGTCGTTATTCAAGACGATTGTAAGCGTTTCTTCATAATACAACGCGCCGTTGTCATTAACACGTGGTGGATAAGTAGCGCTTGAAAGGTCGCGTTTGAGCTTATACAAGTACGTTTCGCCTGTAATTGTCAAGGTGCCAACCTCGTTGCCTGTACCCATTTGAAGGCTTGCTATTTGGTCTTTGGTGAAAAACAAAACGGATTCAATACCACCTTTTCCATTGGTGCAAATCCTATCATTCCAACCTGCTGTAAGTCCACAAGACATAATTATTTAATTTTTAAGTGAGTAAATAAAGGGGAGTTGCCTCCCCTTTGAATTTCAATGATTAGGCTGTGTGTAATTTGAAGACGCCGATTTCGTTTGTAAACGGAACCTGTACACCACCACGCATTTTAGAGCGGATGTAGAGCTTATCGTCATCTTGTGAGTACCACAATTCGTATGATGCAGAATCAGTAGCTAAGTCAGTACCGAATACGAAGTGTGAACGCTTACCTACAAAGATTTCAGTTGTGCCTGCAAGACCTGGTGTTTTAACAACCGTCAAGTCAGTACCTGGGATAATTACCTCATTCATTGCAGCGATAGCCGCAGGTGAGTAATGGAAAAAGTTAAGGTCAACTAAGTTCTTCATCAATTTGTCAAAGTTACCACGTGAAGTAAACGCAATTTTCTCGTCGCTTTCCATGATAGCGTCGGACATGTTAGAGTAACAGCCGTAAAAAATGTCGTAAGCGTTTGAGTTGGTAATCGTAGTGATGTCAGAAGGGTTCAAATCAACACAGCCATTTGCAACGGTCAAGATGGTTTTGAAGCCGTTGAACCATTGAAGGTTGCTTGTGCCCGTTGAGGTGTTACCTTGCCAAATCAATTTATCCAATTGAACCGCATTTAAGCGCATCAAATAGTCAGTGATTGCTTGCTCGAAAGGAAGTTCTTTATCCTCAGCCATTGCGCCCGGGCGAAGCGCTAATTGCGTCCAGAATCCGTCAAGGTCTTTGTTACAAAAGCCTTTCTTGAAACCGATTGCAACCGTTGTTATTTTGCGATCAGAAAAGACCGTGTCGCCTTGGTCAGTCATTTCGCAGTCAGCTGCCTGATAAATTACTTCGTCGTTGAGCAATTTAATATCTTGCGAACCTTTAACACCCTCTTGAGTGCGGATGTAGTTCAATGTTACCGCTTCGCTTACTGAGCGTGTAACGAGTTCAGCTTGTTGGTCGTCAACGTAAGCCGTTAAGTCTGATACGTCGTAATCAAACTTAGATTTAATGATGGATTTTAAAGAAGCCATTTTTGTTTGTTTTTTGGGGTTTAAAAATTATTTACGTTCTTGTTTTGCGGCATCAAGTAGCCTTTTTTGTTGAGCTGTAAACTTGCTCTCTTCACGTGTGATGCGTTGCGTTTCGCTGCCTTTATCAGATGGCTTGCTTGCAAGTGCATTGAAGCGAGTTGTAAGAGTGCTCAACTCCTCTTTCAATGTTCCGTTTTCAGCGCTCATCAACTCAACAACGCTTTGCAATTCCTTGGCGGCTGCAAAAAGGTTTGAGTTAGTCGCTTTAAGCTCTTCAATGGCCGCGCTCATTTGCTCATCAGAGCTTTGAGCTTGTGCCCCTGTCGATGCCTCTAGGAACATTTGTACTACTCCGTTAGCGTCAACCAAGAAACGACGGCCGTTTGCGTCTTGGTATTCACCTGCGGATATTGTGTAAACATCGGTTGTTTCGCTGTATGTATAAGAATAGGTAAGTTTGGTGCCGACCTCGATGCTTTCTTGGTCTACCTTCATGGACCACATTGACACCTGTGAAATCTCCGCGAAATGCTCAACTGCTTTTTTGCTGAATACCTCAGAGCCTTCGGCGTTTTCGTCTGCGCTTTGGCTAACCGCTTCAATGATTTCAATGACAACGCCGTCAGCATCTAATACAATGCTCATGTTATCCATTTCTACAAGCACGTGCGTTCCCTCGGGTGCAGGTACTTCATTCTCGCCATCAACAACAAAAACAGGTGTGCCAACCGTTAGGTCGCCTTCCCATTTTAGCAATGTGCCATCCTCTAGGGTGGTCTCAAAAAATTTGCCAATCATTTTAGTGATGGTGGCAAATAATGCTTTGATTTTTTCAAATTTCTCTTTCATATACTTTCTATTTACCTATTGTGCTAAGCTGTTTTACAATTTGCTCTAAGCTGCTGATAAACGCATCTATTTCGGTTTCATGGTTGCTGAATCCATCCGACGTTTTACCGCTGTCATATAGGGCAAAAACGCCCTCAATTGAGAAGCCTTTGAACTCACCATCTTTAGCGCGCTGATAAACATCTGCATCAGTGATTTTGTAGCTGCAAATGACCGTGCCGTCGGTCTCATCTTTGAACCTCTCGGGAGCCGTGAAACCCTTTGCCTCGTCGATAGTGTACAGCATGGTCATAAAAATACCCTCAACAACCTGCTTGCCGTCGTGCTCTATGTTTACGTTGTTGAAATTGCCACGGCGGGCGTAATCAAAGACAATATCTTTAATCGCTTGCTTTCCAAATTGCACGTAATACTCCTCTTTGGTCTTTGAATCGTAGCGATAAATTGGCGTGTCGGCTGCTATCATTACACCTGTAATGCTTTGCTCATCGTCGTTAAACTGATAGTGTTGTTTTGCGCTGAACGTTTCGAACTGCTTTTCATGCGCAGGCGACTTGACAAGGCTGTTGAATGATACCGTTGTTTCGGGGTCGTTTAGGTCGATGCCTATGTCGTAAAGTGGTAGGTCTCTTTTCATACTTATTGTGCTTTATTGTTGTTAAGGTCGGTTACAATGCTGTTTTAATCCAGGTATTGTAACAGCATAAAGTTTTTATTTTAGTTTGCTGTTGTTATCCGAACATTGATTTAGCCTCTTGCACAGCCACTTTGTTGGCCACCTCGTTAAAGTCATTGACCTCGAGCACAACCACAGGCGTAACCATTGGCGTGGTTTGTGTATTGGTTTGGGTGTTGGTTGTTGTTGTTTGGGTATTGGTGCCAACGCTAAAGCTAGACGCGCCCGCTCCGACGCCGCCTGATAAGTTCGGCATTTGAGGCATTGAGCCGCCTTGATATTGTTGAGCTGCCACGGCTGCCGCTTGGGTTACTCCTAATACCGCCGCAAATCCACTGAATGGCTGCCCGAATGTTGCGGGAGAAGTTGCCACCGCTTTGACGATTGCGCTTGCTGTGTCCATTGCGATTTGAGCAATACGCAGCGCCTTGTCTCGTTGGAACTGCGAGCGCTTAATTTTGTCTTCCTCTTGAAATGCGCGTAAATCGGTTTGGTATTTAAGGCGTGCGTACTTGTCATTAATAGCTTGCTTTTGTTGCTCAGTCAATCCTTGGCGCGATAGCTCATTTTCTTGCTGTTGAGCAAGTACAGCGTTTTGTTGCTCGGCTGTTTGCTTAATGTCATTCAATCGGTTTTCTTCAGCGACTTTAACAAGGTCATTTAATGCGCCTAATTGGTCGAGCGCTTTTTGCGCGATGTCGAGCATGTTTTGAATCGACGCGAGTTTTTCCTCTAGAGTCTTTTTATCTTGTGCTTTTATAGCTTCGTTCTTTTTCTTATTGATTTCCTCAACCTTTTTTGCATGCTGCGCCTCAAGCACCTCGATGCCTTTTTTGTGCTCGTCTTCCGTTAGTATTTTATCCTTTAATGCCTTGTCAAGTGCCTTTCGTTCTTCAGCTTGCGCGTCTTCGAAGTTGCGTAGCTCTAATTGGTATTCGTCCATTATTAATTTCTCGTATTGAGCCACTAAGGCAAGGCGTTCTTTTTCCGTTTCTTCAGTTTCTTTGAGCTTTTTATCATCGGCCTCTTTTTGCTTGGCGTAGGCTTCATTTTGATATTTTAAATTAAGGTCGTTCTCGGCATTCATTCGAGCAATTTGCAGCGTTTTAACCTGTTCGGATTGCGCGCCGTGGTGCTTAGTGGCCAAGGCGATTTCTGCGGTGTATTTATCTTGAATAGCTTTGAACTCCTTTTCTTCTGATGTCATGGTAAGCGTTTGCGCATCGGCCAAGAAGCCTTTGATTTGCGCAAGTTCTTCGTCGCGTTTCTTTTTACGCTCACTTGCACGATCATTAGCCTTTTTAACTGCCTCGGCATTGGTTACCTCAATAGCATTGGCGTTATCAGTGTTTGCTTTATGCTGGTCTTTAATGTCTTTATTACCTTCGCTGATTTGCTTTTTCAAGTCCTTTGCGCGCTTGCTGTCGGCATCACCTAATTTAATCAGTAGGTCAAGTTCTGCTCTGTAAGCGTCTTGCTTTACTTTGAGCTCCGCTAGGATGGCCCGACCTGTTTTAAGCATCTCAGTGCGTTTCTTTTGCTCGAGCGCTGTTGTGTCTTTTCCTGCCGCTTTGGCCATATTTATTTCATGGTCGTAACGCGCGCCGATTTTATCCTGTTGACGTTGTAGCTCTTTGATATTCAAGTCGGCTTCTTTCTTAGCGTGAGCGCTGCGAGCCTGAGCGTTACGCTTGGCTTTCTTTTCAGTTGCTGAATCCACAACTCCGAAATATTCCATCGCCTTACCGATGCCCCAAAATATGCCTGAGATTGGTTTTAAGATGGCGCCAAGAACACCGCCTGCATTTGCGAGCTGTTGAAATTTTTGGTAAACCATTTGCCCGAACTTGACAATTTTGTCAAAGTTTGTAATTAACAAACCAACGCCCACAACTAGCGCGCCGATGCCTGTGGACAACATGGCAATGCGAAGTATTTTCATGGCGCCCGTTGATTGCCCTACTGCGATTGTGTAAAGCCTTTCCCAAGCTGTCCGTAATTGCAAGCCGAGCACGCTCTCTTTGTTGAGTGCCACAGCGATGGTATTTATTGAGTTGGCTACTCCCTGCACAGCTTGCAGCTTTACCATTGTTTTCATGAGGTTCTCATTTTCCACACCCGTTAAGGCAATAGCGCTTTGAACGCCCTCAAAAACGGCTACACCCGTTTGCACACCTTGAACTGCTGTGTCGAGACCAACAAAATCAGAGCTCAAAGCCTTAGTTTGGCTCTTTACATCACCCATTCTATCGGTAAGAGCACCCGCTGCCTTAATGGCGCTTTGGCCAATTGGCGAGCTATCCCCTGCGGCCAAGGCAATAGATTGGTATTCGCGTACCACCTTGCCGAGTTGACGCATGGAAAGGCCGCCCGCCTCTACCTTTTTGTTAAGTGCATCAAGCTGTTGGGCAAAATCATCGTTTGCCTTGCTGTCGGATAGGTTCGTTTGCGTCTTATCTACATCCTTATTGAGATTGTTTAAAGCCTTATCAAATGAATTGATGTCGTTTATCGTGTTTCCCGTGTCCACTCGGACCGTGTAAACTGCTTGCTTGTCTGCCATTATCCTATGTATTTGAGTAATTCTGTTTTTGTTGAGTTGTCATTTGTTGGATTGTAGTCCTGTATCTTTTGAAGGCGATAAATAACGCCGTCAATATTGAGTAAATAGCGGAAATCTAGCGCGTAAATATCCGCTTCATTCCATCGCATTGAGCATTTTACAAGCCTGCCGTAACGCGAAACAAGTTCTTTAATGAATTGCTCATGATATTGGTATAGGTTAGATTGCGGCAACGTAGCACCTGCCCAATAAACTACCTCGGGAACTCCAAAATTATCGTCAAACGTAGGTTCGTCGATGTCATCTAAATGACCAACATAAGGGTAGTAATGAAAGTGGTGACTACTGCCATTCTCATCGCTTATCTTAAAGTGTTTTTCACGAAGTTTGCCGACTTGCACAATAAAAGGCTTGCCCTTGTAGGGCTGCACGGTTGTAACGCCGAACTCATCCGTTTTGGCTGAAAATAAGCGCGGTACAATTAGCCCAGTGAAGCTCGTTTCGTTTTGCGGAATGTCAGCAAGCGGCACTTGTTGAAATGGCAATAGGTATTTGGTTTCGCTGTTGACTAACTGCGCTTCATTGATGAGCTCAAAAGCGCCGTATTGGCCGCCTTGCTCATCTTTGTATTTTTGATTGTAGAAATCAGATGAAGGCGCAAAATTGAACAAGTAACGTTTTGACGCGAAGTTGACTGATGGCACGATTTCAACTTGCTCTTTTTCGTCGAGCTTGGCCGTTACCTTTATCGCCTCATTGCTTGGCTTGTAGTAATCGGTAAACGGCTCAATCATGAGCTTAGTTGGCTCGAACTTATCAGGCGATACCAATAAATTATACATTTTACAAAGGCCATTGAAGAACTCGGCACCCGTCAAGTCAGGAAGCAAAGCGGATAAGTAGACGGTGCTGCCTGCTGTGAGCTCGGCGGCTTGCTTTTCAAAGTTTACTTGAGTGTCATTGCTCGAGACACTTACATTGTAATTAATGCTTTGCCCCGAGTAGCCCGCGAGGTCCATGCCTGTAAACGCCATGACAAGGCGAAGCGATACCCTTATTTCGTCGTTTATTTCTACATTGAATTGACGCGCGTAATCGAAATTAATTGTAAATGATTGACTTAGTGCCGTCGATGTAATAGGACCCGTATAAACGTCCTCAATAGCCAACACAGCGTTATTCTTGTAGATGACTGCGCGCAGCGTGTAAGTGCCATTTATGCTAGTTATTGTAGCGCCCCCTAAATCAAAATCAACATCCAAAGTGTGGCGGCCAAAGTAGTGGAAATTGAACAAGCCGCGAACCGCCGCGCGAAATAATGCGGGTACCTCACCGACCATTTGTGATCGCAAATCCTGCACCACAAAAATATCAATCGCATCGGCAAAAGTAGCTGTGCCAAATGAAGGCAAATAGTTTTCAGTGCCGTTATCAAATACAAGTACAACCGTGCCCGCTTGCTGCGCCTCAATAATGTAACTGCCCGCTGTTATCTCAACATTGAGCGCGCTATCATTCAAGGCCTGCGCTGGGGTGATTGCTGGCTTTTGCCCACCCTGATAAGCCAATGCCCTGCGTTTAAAGAACGCGCTTTCTAAAAATTCGCTATCCCATGTAAGGCCCGCTTTTATGAATAGCTTTTGCAGGATGCCGTATAAAAATACTTGTAAAGGGATTTGGTCGATGTCAAATTTCTCGGGTTGGTTGCGTGGGAATCCGTAATCTATAAGGCCATAATAGTAGCCGATGCCCTCCCAATCGCCGCCCGTGTTTATTGGTGTGGTTACCCCGTTTATGTAGTTGTAACCTGCCCATGTCTCCGTGACTCGAGCCAACACCAAAGGGTGGTCGAACTCCGAAAAATAGAGCTCATTTACTTTGATTTGCTGTAAGCGTGAAATGTAGTCGATAACTTCGCTAACTAGCGACACCTCAAATGTCCAAAAGCCGCCGTTTCGTTTGCATGAAAGTAGCTGAGCTGTGCCGTTGAATTGCAGCAAGCCTTTTTGGTACACCTGTGCAGGCGCTTTAATTGTAGGGTCAAAATCAATGAGCGTGCTTTGTTGCCCATTTGGGTCGGCCGCCGAGGTCATTTGAAAGATGCTGTTAAAAAGAGCCTGATTTATTGCCGTGCCGGGCAGGGTTATGGTTTTGGAGCTCGCACCACTACGCTTTGATAAGTCGGCTAGTTCTGTAACGCTAAAGGAAAAAGGAAACGTCGGCCGCTCCGCTAATTGGACAAGCTGTCCATTTATGTAGAGTTCGGTATCCATTAGTTCAATTGGCTTTGATAAGTGTAAGTGCGCTCGAGTGTTACTTGCTCTTGAATCAATCCGTTTCGTTTACGCGTTTTGAGTTGATAGCTTGTATTGGTTACTTTGACGGGTTCAAATCCGCTTTCGGTTTCAAGGTAAACCTTTGGGCTTTCAAATAATGAAGCAACTAACCATTGTTGCACCTCGGGCGCTATCCAGTCGCTATTGAGTACCATTTGCCCCACTGATTGTTTGGATGCCGTTACTTGTTGCCCTTGATAAAGTGGGTACACGTGTCCTTGCTCAATCCACGCGCCTTTGTTTCTTTCGTAGTCTTGAGCCGTAATTTCAGCGCTTTCTACGCTATCCATTTCAAAGCTGAAAGAATCCCACACGCCAAACTTATTGAGCCAATGCAGGCGTCTAATCGGGTACCGCTTGCAGTCGAAATCTAGCCAAAAGGCAAACTCCTCACTAAAGCCCGTATTTGTTCCTGTGCCTAAGCCCTGTGCTTGCACCGTGTAGTAAGCCGAGTTTTCAAAATCAGGCGTTGTGATGGTGGTATTTGCCACAATTGTAGCAGGTGAGCAGTCGATGACAACCAGCTCATTTGTAATTATGTTGATTGTATCAGTTGCCACAACACTATTTGCAAGGTCATAAAGCGTAAATACAAAGTCAATGTTTTTGGCTAAGGAAAGCACCCCTAAAAACGCTCTTTGGTCTAGCCCTACAAATGCCTTTTTGCTGCGCGGCCAATAGGTCAAGAAATCAGCTGTATTCGGAAATGCCGTAAACGGGTTGCTTCGCGATGCGTCGTAAAGGCGATATTCCCAATTGATGAAATCAACATGCGTAAGCGCTGCGTTTATTGCTGTGTAGTTCAGCGAGTTTGCGACATCTCTAAGCTCTGGAGGTGTGCCGTATTTCTCAAATACCTCAATGTATACCTTTGCAAATGCGTTCACGTAATTGGTAATCAATGCGCCGTTAGTTATCAAGTCAGAACTTAAATAGCTGCGCAATACACCCTCGGCATTAAACTTACCGCTATCGGTTGTCTCTAAAAATGTTTCATGCGTCGAATGATACACGCTGTTGATGTAGAGCTTAACAATGAAGCTAAAATTAGGCTGTGCGGCTTCCGTGCTGCTAAATGCCCATTCGTAAGGATTGCACCCGGGCGCTACTCGCTGCGGGCTTTTCGTTAATGTTATTGCCATGTATTTGTGTTTCGTTCAAATTTAACGTCGAATTGTAAGCCTGTAAGCGCGGTAAGGTCATCGCCTATGCTATTCAGCAGCTCATCAGTAAAAACCATTTCAGTAATGCGCTTCGCCTGTAAGCCGTGTCGCTTTATGCTGTAAGCTGTTGCGTATGCTTGGCGCATGTCGCCACCTTTCCACCCTTGAATAGCTTTCGCCATTGTGGAGCTCACGCCAGCATAACGAAAGGAATAAGGCGAGCCGCTCATCTGAGGCCTGCGATACGTGTAGCCCTCTTTTGTAGGCAAGGCATTGACACCCTCATCAACAAAATTATAGTAGCTATCGGCTTGGATTTGAAAAGACAATACGCCCGTCGGGAAGTAGGCAACCGATTGAGCGAGCGCACCTGAGTTGCTTGCTTTGGCTAGTATGGCCTCGCGCAGCTGTTGCGTTACGTTATTGGCGATTCCGAGTATCAGGGCTTCATACTCACTTTGTGGAGCTGCGTTGCCTGTTATACCTAAATCGCTAAGATTGACCATTTATTATAGTGCTGCGCTGTTGTTTGACACGTAGGTAGTTTTGCCAAAAAAGGAACTTTTGGTAAGGCATGGCGCCGATTTCTGCGACGGGTATATTCAGTTCTTGCGCCACCAAGACAAACGCAGTCGTGAAATGATACCACGCATCTTCGTTGCCCTTTGCCTCTTCTTTAGGAGCTTCTCCGTCGTCTTCGCTGCTATCCTCATTCTCGCTATCTGAATCCCCGAAATAGCGAGCTTCCAACTTTCGTAATTCGACAAAAAAAAATTGTAGAAATTCCAAAATTCCTTGCCATCGAAATGCTCCGCAAATAGCTTCTCACGCCTTTCGTTTGGATTTATGACCTGTTGGTGCACATCCTCTTGGTGGTAGCTCATGCCTTGCTCAACGTACATGATAGCGACTAGCCGCTCAGGGTGTGCATACAGGCTTTCAATATCGAGTAGCTTCGCGTCAATGATTTGACCCGTTGACCATGCGCCAAAGTTGGGTGTAAACTTGAACTTTTGGCCTTTGACCTCGATTAACTCGCGCGGCTCTTTGTATTTGTAGGTCGATAGGAGCGAAATATAATGATCCGAAATTTGCAGCACGTCGTCAACGTCAATGCGCCGCGCTTGGTTCATTGGTATTTCAAGCATGATTGCAACAACTTGGGTGCGAAATTCTAGGTTTTGCAGCAATGCCGTAAACTTTCGGTCATCGAATCCCTCAAGCAATTTGAGCCACATCGCGACTTGTCCGATTTTGATTTGAGAAATGCTGGTTTTAAATTGGTGTGTCATGCAAATACGTATTTGGCACGGTTCTTTCGTTGGCTAAGATACCAATATCGAATCGCATCTATCATGTGGTTGTTAAAATCAATCGGTGAATTTAGCGCGTTACCCTCTTTGTCTTGGGCCCATGTGTACCCTCGCAGCTCTTTAATCAGATTAGTGCTTTGTGCGGTTACTTGAAAGCGCTCACTTTGTATCTTTTGGATTCCGTAAAGGATTGAATCAGGTCCTTTGGTTGCGGGTTGCAGTCCTCTCATGCCCATTCGTTGCAGCTCGGCGATGCTTTTCGGGTCGGCGCTATCAGCGTAGCCCACAGCGTTGGCACTCATGGTATCTTTGACGCGGTTGTAAATGTCATTGTTAAGTAGCCCTGTGCTATAAATGACCTCGTGCCAAATCTTAATGCCGTTTAGCTCCCAAATCTGCCCGAGTGCGGTAGGGTCATTGGTAAAACCAAAGTCAAGGCCATAGCCTAAAAACTTAGCATCTTTCGGAAGCTCGGGTATTATATTGTAATTGTCAAATACAACTCCCTGCAACATTCCGATTTGCCCTTCGCCGTAAACTTTCCACCAATTTTCCCAATACTTTGAGGTCTTTGCCTTTTCCTTTTTGATTAGCATATCCTCTAAGGTCTCGGAAGGCAGCGCCTCATTGTCTAGGTAGGTAAGTAAGAGAAATTCGCTGTTTGGCTCGGGCAATACCTCCGTGTGCGCCCAAAATTCATTGTTTGGATTGAAGTCGATGTACGTCTCTTTAGAGCGAATCATGAGCGCGTCAGCAATGATAAAGGGAATGTGATTTGCTTCGTTAAGGAATAATATTTCGCGCTTACCTGCTGCCTTTGCTTTACCCTCTGTGTCGAATGCTTTAAACTGAATACGTGAGCCGTTGCCAAATTTATACTCCATCGGGTTGGCTATCCATTGCGCGTCAATCCATCGGCCCGTATCAAACATAACTTGTTTGAAAATATCGACGGCTCCATCTCGCACCGCGGGAATGGTCTCGGCAACAACGGTTATTTTTAAGCGGGGTGTTTTGAGCGCTCGGTCGATAAGAATAGGAATGACCGCGTAAGTCTTTCCCGCTGATGTGCCGCCTTGAATGACCCGCTTACGGGCTTTCATTGCAAGAATCTTATTGATTGCCGTTGTCCTCTTGAACATCTGGGAATAGTGGTACTTCTACGTTTGTATTTATGTTTTCGGAACGCTCAGCTAATTGATTCACACGCGCCACAATGTTGCCGTTATATTGGCCAATCATCGCGCCTTCGATTTGCTCGCCTCGAATTTGCATCCTTATATATGTTACAACTTCGTAAAAATCTGCGTAAGCGTCGCCATTTCGCTGCTCCATATAATTGCAAATCGAAATGCCAAGCGTATGGCAATAGGTCTCAAATCCCTCTAAGGTAAGCGGTTTTTCATGAGGAACTTGAACCAACTTACCTAAACTAGCGGTATAAATCAATTTAGGGTTTTGCTTGCAATATAACTTGTAGTCCAAAAACAATTTCCAAAGGTCCTCAGCGTGTTTGATTTGTCGAGGTCTTCCCTGTGCTTTGTTTCCAACAAGCCATTGAAAGCTGCTAGGCTCTTCTTTTTTTGCAACGGGTTTTCTTGCAGGCTTTTTAACCGCTCTTACTTTACTCGCTGGCTTGGTCGTTGCCTTCGCTTTCGTTGTTGTTTGCGCTTTGGCCATCCGTCAAGATTTTGATTAACTCATCTTTTTTCGCGTCTTTCGCTAACTCAATCCCAAGCTCTTTTGCTTTTGCATTTGCAAGGCTTTTGAGCTTCATGAAATTCATGCCATCAAACTCGGTTTGCACGATCATGGTTTCAGCTTTTTTCTTGGCAGCTTTTTTTGTTTTTGTAGCCGCATTGACACGGTGCATTGCTTGAATAACACAGGTGCCGCAGTCGATGTTGAGTGTTGAGCCCGTGAGTGCTTTGTAATGGATTGCCAGCTCTTGTTTGAGAGGCCGAGACATATTGGCGCTGCCAAACTTGCGGAAAAATTCGAGCTTTTCGAGTAGCTCAGGCGATAGGGAAATAGTTACTTTCATGGTTAAATGTACTTTTTTAGTTTTACTTCAAGATTTGTGCCTCTGATTTTACGACGCAAGGCTCTGTCGTTTTTTAGCTCAATTATTAGGATTGCCCCAATTGATGACATGATACGGTCTTGGTCGGTTATACGGCGATTTCGTCGCATCAACACGCGAAGCCCTTTAATTATTAAACGAAGTCTCTTCATAAATCAAGTATAATGCAGCGCCAAAATAGGCGGCGAATGCGTTAAAAAATATCATTTCGTTGGCGTCAATAAAAAGATAATAGCAAAGATAGTAAATCACGGCCATCCAAAACGAAAGGCAAGGCAAGCAGGAAAACGGCTTAAAATTCAGCTTCCCTGTTGTCCTTACCCAATTGAATATCGGTAGCGCCGCTCCGATTGCTGCAAAAATCCCTAAAATCATTCCTAAATTGCTTTATAGCATTGCACACAATGTCGTGCCTGATGCCTGTTAAACGTTCAATTTCGCGATAACTCATTGATTGAAAGACAAGTTTAGCGATTTCTTTGCAAAAAAACTCGTTTTCGCTTTCGCTTTCTTGGTCAAAGTATTCGTCAATCAATCGGCCGTACTTGCTTTCTTGGTATTTTTCATCGATTTTATCGTAATCAATTGAGTCAATGTCGAGGTGATAGTTGGCGTATTGCTTATTGAACGCGCTATCTTTCCAATTGTATTGCTGATAAGCCCAGCGAGCAAATGTCGCAGGCAGGGATTGCGGCACTATGCCTTTGTCATGTAGTAAAATATAGACGAAAGCTACAAGGTCGCGGTGAATATCTCGGTCGCTTGTTATCTTCCGAGCTATCGTATACGCCTCCCTGTTCCAAAATTCCACACTCAAAGGTAAATAAAAAAGCCAACTGATTGAGTTGGCTTTTAGATTGTTAGTTTTTGAATATGGTTAATCGAATAGACCTGCCCAATATAGCAATGATATGTAGATAGCCATTGCGGCTACTCTGTAAAAAATGTTATATTCTTCATTCTTTGGCTTTCCATGCATGTGCGCTTCGATTAGCAGCCCTGTTGACCACAGGATAATCAAAATAATTAAAGGTGTTTTCATGTTAGTCTTGTTTAGTGTTACTACTTTGCGGCTCACTCGCCTCGATTATTTCTTTCGCTTTCTCAAAGCTAATTTTGCCTATCAGGACATCGCACACGCTTATTGTCAGCTCATGCGTTAAGATGTCCCATTCAATTATGAAGTTATCTGCTTCGTAATTGACTAGGAAATACGGGTAGCCGTGAGCCTCATTAAATACGTCATCTCTTGACTTTGGCGCTTGACGCCTAAAGCCCGCTTCAATTACTTGGTTGTAAGTTGGGGTGAAAGTATCAGCTTGAAAACCGCGATTGAACCTCAATCCATCCATTCCGCACAACTTTTCATGGCAGTCTTTGCTTTTTGCTTTGCTTTGCTCTTCAAATATTTGACTTGCTTTTTTTCCTTCTTGTGATTCTGTTGAATTACGCATTTTGTTGTTGTTTTTAGGTTATTTATTCTTTTTCATGTACTCATCAATCAACCCCATTGTTTGCGCGCTGATAGTACCCTCACCTGTAAGGAATCGGCCAATGGCTTGCATATTGGTGTAGCCAAATGAGCTGCAAATTATCCACGGGGTTGTTTGCTTTTGTAAGCAATAGCGCTCCACTTTTTTGGCGAATCGCTTTTCGAGTTTTGTTTGGGTCATTCCTCAATTGTTTGTTCACTTTGGAAATAGTCCAAAATTTTGGTTTCTACTATGGATTTGATTTCGGGGTGAAAATCATCCCATCGCTCGTTTTTGGAAATCAAAACTTGTTTTGCCTCATCCATATCCGAAGCAATTACCAATACTTTTTCTTTGATTAAAGCATCTTCAGCGGATAAGAATTCTTGCTTCACTAGGAAAAATTTATCGTAGCTGGCTTGTATTTGACCAACAATTGAATCAACCGAAAGCCTATCCATCTTAATAATCGTGAACTCTCCACGAATGCGCTCCCCTAAATGGGTGTAAACGTTAGCCTCGCAGTCAATGAATGTGTGGCCATCGAATAAATATTGTTCAACAACGCGCTTAAATGTGCCGTTATCAAATTGCTTGGTGTAGCTTACTTTGGTTAAAAATGTTTGTTTCATTTTACTTATTTATTTCTTTGTTAATAATTTCTACTATTGTCCACGCGGTGAATGTAATGCCTGTAAGCAGCCAAATCCAATGACGCGCACCCCAATGCCATGTAGAGGAATGGTGGTCATCTACTCCGTATTGACATCCTATGTATTCATTCGATTTGTACTCATGATAAATCACATGGCCGCCTTTGCATCTCCAGTCTCCAAAAAGCTCGTGATTTGATTCCGCAACGAATGACGCAAAAAACATCATTACGAAAATTGCGAAAATCTTTATTTTGTTTTTCATTTTGGTAGTTTTTGTATTGCTTCTTTTGCTTCTTTTAATAATTCATTAGCTTTATCAAATCCAATGATTTCTATTACTTTACCGATAAATAATTGCTTTTCTAACTTTTCGGCCTTAAGCCAGTCAGTAAGTATTTTTATATCGTTTTTTAAACGTGAATCGGTTATGTCTCGCAGCTCTTTATACATCCTTCCCTTATACACATCTTGTATTACTTTCCATCGTATAAACTCGCGTATGGTCAGCCAATAATCAGGATTGTTTGTGTTTGTGAAAAATTGAGCGGATTTAAATTCGCGCAGTAAATGCTCTTTTGGAAGCGCCAGCTTTCCGCGCTTACCGTTAATATCAATGCTTACCGTTATATGGTCTTTCATAACTCAATAATTTGGTTTTTATCAGCGCAAATGGCGGGAATCCCAAAAGCCTTTTCAGCGTCCTGAATGAAGCGTTTTTCATCCGTATACCCATCGCTAAGGTGAATTAAAATGATTTGTTTGCACTCGCTTAAATCGAGTGTTTTTAGGGTTAATAAAGCCGTTTGAAAACTCATGTGTGAGCGAAAGCGGCGCTTGTTTACAAAGTCATCGGCCTTGCCTTTGATGAGCTCCTCGCAATAGTTTGCTTCAATCATTACGCAGGTTAGCTTGAAAGATGACAAATCAAATTGCAGTTTGTAGTTGTCGGTAATGAAAAGAACGCGGTCAATAATGAAGTTAAGCGGCTCTTTTGCGTCGTGATTGGCTTTGAATGAACCAACAAGAAAACCGAAAACCTCCCTTAAATAGCCTTGATTTAAACGGCCTATCCTATCCTCTGGACCAACCTTAAGCGCATCGTAAGTACCTGTGCTTGCATACATTGGTATTCCTGCGCCTACTGCTTGCCTCCATGCTTTCGAGTGGTCTTGTCACTGGTGCTCGTGAGACACGAGCACTGCTTTTATTTTTAAGAGGTTAAAATTTACTGCCTTTTGTATCTCGGAGAACTTTACACCGCACTCAACTAAGAGCGCGGTGTTGTTCTTCTCAATAATGTAGGCGTTGCCCTTGCTTCCGGATGAAATAATGTTGATTTTCATTACTCAGGGAAGTCCATAGGTTCAACACTCGGGCGCGCACTTGTCAAAGGCGTTGCAGGCGCTTCTCCGATTTCAAATACAATCGGTTGGCTTGCTGTGTCCTCAACAATTTCATGATTAATGTCAATCGTTGGCGCTTCGTCGTTTTCCTCATCGTAACCGCCCACCAAGATAACATCGGTAGAGCTATTGATAGGGGTTTTGCAAGCGCGGTTAATGACCGTCTTTTTTGCCATTTCCTGCGTGAAATTCTTGTGAGCTGGTGAATTTCCCTTTGGCACGCCTTGGTTCCATGCTGTGCGGATTTCGTCCATGCTCATGATAGTCGCATCGGTTGAGCTATCTTTGTAAATCACAATTGCGTAAGCCGCGATAATCTTATCGTTAGCAATGTTGCCGAGTTTCTGATCGTGCTTGTAAATTACTTGGCGTCCCGTTTTCACGTCGATGCCGTACTCAAACAAATCATTTTGGTAAACGACAACCGCGTTTACTTCTTTGACCTCAGCTACTCGCTTAGCTAAAGCGATTGACCCCTGATAGCTACGAATCCAAGTTAGCTCTTTATCGTAAGGAATAAAATACCCTTGCTTTTTAAGCACGCTTAGACCCTCGACAACCATTTTTAAAAGCGCCTGTGCGACGCTTGTCTTTGAGCAATACTGCAAAGCATTACTTCCGTCTTTGGTTTTCAACTCATTCAAGACTAGCATTGCGCCTTTTAGCGCGTTCTCTGGTGAGTAGTCTTTTGGAATTCTTAGCTCGCCTGATTTCTCAAAGGCTTGCACTTTTTGGAGCACCTGTGTAGTGATGTCCTTTTCTGCCACTGCTGGCTGCGTTGTTGTGTTCATTGTATATGAATTTAATTGGTTACAAAAGATGCTCGTCTTTCCGAGCTGTCATGTTGACTTCTACCATAAGCTACTAATCTCGACACGCGAGGGGGAATCGAACCCCATTTACTTACCAAATCTCAACAACCGAGCAGAATCGAACTGCATTAGTAGTCAGGACGGGAACTACCCCCGCATGAGCTTCATTTTGCCTTAACCTGTGCTCATCAACAAGGACGAATAGGTGAAGCTCTTAGGTATTAGCGTCTCTTATATTTCCGCCACCTGACTAAAATTTTAACAAATATAAGTATTTATAGTGGATTATTCTATTTTTCTAACGCACAACTCCACTTTTTCACCATCACTTAGCATATCAATTAAGTATTGCAAAACATCCTTTGCCTTACAATAATCTTCAGCGCTTATTTTTTTCATGCTCTCAGTCTCAAAACGCTGCGTAAAGTGCGTGATTCCTCTTTCGTTGTCTAGGTATTCAGTTTGTATTTTCATTTTACTAGGTTATAATTGTCTGATGTGTCGAGGTATTTCTCCCAATCCTCACGGGTGTAATTTCGCATCTTTTCAAATTCATCCTTAGGCAGTCGGTTAGTTCGGTACTTTTCCACTCCTGACGCGTACTTTAAGCGGATAGTGTAACAGCTTCGCCAATGGTCGGATTTGACGTGTAGTTCGTATTTCATGGCTACACAATTACAGTCAATTCACTAAACGCCTTGTCAACTTGCAAGCTAATTACTTGGCAGTCCGTTTCGATTATCTCAACAATGCTTTCGCGTGCGTCAATGAATACAGGCGCAAACATGCCGAAATGGTAGTTAAGCGCATTGATTACGTCAAGACCAGCATTGATTTTCATGGCGGTGTTTAAATCGTTGTAAGGCGTTCCGTTTACCGTTGCCTCGCACGTTGGCGCCAAACCTCCGTTTATTTGCTCATCAAACATTTTCCACTTTACAATAGCAAACTTCGCGTTTACTCGGCTTTCAACTAGCTCAATGTGTGCTTTTTCGTATGCGTCAATTTGAAAGGCTACGCGCTCCAGGCTTGCGATTTGCTGGGCAAGTGCGCGCTTGTTTTCTGATAGCACATTAATGCGGGTGTTAATCTCGGTAATGTGGCCTAGCTTGACCAACGATGCCTCGACCTCTTTGATTTGCTCATCTAGTTGCTCGCGCTCTTGCTTCAATGCGTTGTTACAAACCGCCTCAGGTGTGTAAGGCTTGTGGTTGTCGATGGCGTTTTTCAATGCAACCATGTCAGGCGTGTCGCTTGGCTCTTGCTCGACTATAAATGAGGTCTGTACTTCTTTGAGGTAGGTTTCTTTTGCGGTTAGTTGTGCCGCAAGGTCAGCTTGTTTTTTTGTGCAAGCATCAAGCACTGCGACACACTCAGTCATCTTGACTTTAACATCCTGCGCCTCGGCAACTATTTGTTTTATCGCGTTGGCTTTAGCTAGGTTATATTTCTCGAGTTGCTCTTGCTCGTTACTTTCCATAGGACGCTGGCAGCATGGGCAGTTTTCAGCCACAAAAGTAAATTCCTTAGCTTTCTCGGCTTCGTATGTTTTTTTCAGCTTAGCGTGCAACTCCGTAAGCACTCGAAAATTCGCCTCGTTTTGATTCTGAGCGCTGCCGTTTTCGCTTAGTGCAAATTCAATCTTTTGGATTTCTAGGCGCAGCTCCGCTTTGCGTTTTTCATACGCCTGTGCGCGGTCGTTGTGGTCTTTGAGTAAGTCGCGTTTCGCTTTTGTGTACTCATCTTGCCATTTGTAAAGCTGGTTGTTGCTATCAATAACCTTTTGTTGTTCGGCTTTGTTTTGCTCGGCGATGCTTTCAAGCTGTGTGTTGATTTGCTCTTTAGCTGCGTTTAGCTCGGCTTTCTTGGCGTTTAGCTCGGTAGCATCCAAATCGGTTACGGTCATGCTTGTAAGCTCCTCAATCTTTGGCGCAATGCCGTCTAGTTGCTCCTTCAATCTTTTGCGTTCCGATGCAATGCGCGTTTTTTCGTCTGTAAGCGACTTTCTTGCCTCGAGTAAAGCAAGTAGTTCGTTTGCGGATTTAAATTCGTCAGGCGCAAAATTTAGCACGTCTTCGGGCGTTGTATCACCTGCAATGGAAGTTAAAATCTCGCGGCGCTCCTGCCATTTCATTTTTTCATTGAAATAAAGCGGCGAGCTGATGACCTTTGCAATAGTGTCGGAAATCATGCCTTTGACGTAGGTGTCAAACTCTGCCTTGCTCTTTGGTATTTGGTCAATGAAATACTCGGTTATATGGCCTGTAAGCTCTTCATGCTCGTTACCGCGCTTCTTTTGCCATTTCTCTTTGTAACGGCGCTCAAGTTCGATTACTTGACCGTCTAGGATAAACACACCACGCACGCTTGCAACTAGGTTGTGAATCACTTTGCCGTTTTCATCTAGGCGCTTGATGCTGAAATCCTGCTGGTCATGCGAGTTCTTGCCGTAAAGCAACCACGTGTAAGCGTCAAAAATGGTCGATTTACCTACGCCGTTGGTGCCAGCAATGGTTGTTTGTTGTGCAAAATCAATCTCTAAATCATTGATTTTCTTAAAGTCGCGGATGTGCAACTTGCTTAAAAATAGATATTTCATTGTTGTTGTATATTGGTTTTGGGTGTAAATATAGGTATAATTATTTATAGTTGGTTTATTTTTCAAATATAATTTTCATGCCCATTTCATCTGCAATGTAAAATTCAATTTTAGCGCCTTTGGAGGTTTCCCAATTTTTTAGCATAAATATTTCATCGCAAGTAACTAGCGCGGCAATGCACTCGCGCATATAGCTTTCCCAACTTTTATCATGA